TGGGTTGGCGTAGGTTACAAGCACGGCCAATCTGCGTTAGCGGTTGGTTACTCTCGTACCTCTGACAATGCGCATCACATCATCAAATTATCTGCTGGTGTGGATAGCCAAAAAGATGTGACGGTTGGTGCTGGTTACATGTATCAATGGTAATCTAAGATTACAATAAGATAAAAGATCTCCACTTCGGTGGAGATTTTTTTTTTTGATGGGTTGCTTTCTAAGTTTAGATATATTATAATACAAACATTAGATAAAGAGATTACCAACAAAAGGAACTAACATGCTATTAAACGACAAGAAAATCAGTGCTAAAGAACGCGAAAAGGCTTTGGATAACGCTTTTGCAAAGAACTTATCCATTCGCGAAACTCAAAACGGTTGGTTTGTATACCAAATCTATGAGAAGAAGGGCGGCGCTTACATCATTAAAGAACAACAATCTGGTAAGAAGTACAAGATTCTTCCAAAGAACAACTACGATTTAGAAATCTTAGATTAGTCTGTTTGGTTTTACTAAAAAAAAAAGATCTCGAAGGTCTACACCGAAGTGTAAATTTTCGAGATTTTTTTTTATTTCGAAAATCTCAAGTTTCGGTGACCGAAACTCTTCACCTACGAAAAAAAAGTTTTAAAAATGTGTAAGATGTAGTTGATTTCTAATTTTAGATGTATTATAATTCTCAACATAAGATAACAACACAATCACAGGAGCATTTAAATGAAATATTCAAATGAAGTTACGACGTTTTCCGCAATTGCGGAGGATTTCGATGATATCGAAGCGACGCTAGAAGGTTTGCTAAACCGAGTGGAAGACTATTGCCAACGCAGAGATATCACCACAGAAGCGCAATATCTTAGCCATACAGTTACCGCAAATCCAAGCGATACTCGCTTTTTAGTGATTTTAGTAGTAGAACTTAAATTCTACTTAGATTAAGGAGCGATCAAAATGACAGATCAAATCAAATTCACATTCAACCCAGAACTTCAAAAAGAACCGGTATGGTGCTATGATGATGTATTCTACTCTCTAACTGTAAGCGGATGCATTGATCCTCGTAGAATGTTATTAGATCAATCACAAATTGAGCAAGTCGAGAAAGCCATCGAACTTATCAAAAACTTCGTAGATTCCGCGGAACGCGAAGGTGTTTTGGAATTGGATTAAGTTGGGCCCCAAATGACTAAAATAAACTCAAAGAGATTGTTAAACTCGCTCAACAAGATCCGGAATTTATCAAGGCGGTTTTAGGGCATTCGAAACCCACTAAACCCGCAAAATCGAAGGAGTTAAAATGACTAACCAGATCAACATCAACAAAATGCATTCCTATCAGCGTAAAGATTTCTTAGACAATGTTATTTGGCACCTTAAAGGCAATAATTTCTACACCTTTGAAGATGCTGATCATCGAACATTAGAAACTAACAACATCAAAGTAACTTGGTATTCTGGAAGCGGTCACGTCATTTCCATCAAATCAAAGTTAACCAACACGGAATTTGAATTGCGGGTTAGTGTTGGATGCTATGATTACGAAGAGCAATTTGTTTACAAGTTAGTGGAGTTATTCAGAAAAGGTAGTGAATGGACTGCTATGAAAGATGATAAATTCCACAGAGAATTCTTTGGGCTTGAAAGATAAACTGATTAACAACATTGAACATAGGAGATTAAAAGATGCATTACGATGATTTAGAATATAATTACAGTTGGGATGAAGAACCAAAAGCGGTTACTTCCCTTTCAGAGAAACGTTATCTATTTGAAAAAATCGATCATGCCACTCAAGGAGCTTACAAATTCCGCGATGCTAATGGTCTTTTCTGGGTTCCAAAATACGCGGTTGCGGGAATGGTTCATCCAAAGGAAGATCATCCGGGTTACGCGATCATCGATCCGTACGTAGATTTCAGTGCTCGCTATTGGAACGGTAAAGAGAATATTACTACGAGCGATCCGGTACCGGAGATGGGCAAAGGTTATCGTAAATACGAAATTCAAGCACCAGCAAATCTTCAACCATTGACTAAAGTCAAAGTGTTAAGTTTACATTCTCATAACGAGGAACTTTTCGCAGTATGCGAAGATGGCAAAGTTCGTATTTTTGACTTTGATAACAACGAATGGTATGATTTACCAGCAGTTGTGAAGTAATTTATAGAATAAAATTGGATAGTTTATTATAATAATATTCTATTCAATTTTTAGTTAGGAGTAATATAGTGCAAGAGATTAAAGTAAAGAATATCGACGTAGCACCTAAACGTGTTCGTCCGGTTCCAATTGTGGAGATTTTTGGAAATACCATTCAAGGGGAAGGCCCTCGTTTAAGACCAGCGATCTTTGTTCGTACTGGTATGTGCAATTTAAAATGTGAAGGTTTCGGGTGTACGCGAATTGCTCCGAATGGAGAAACTATCGTAGGTTGCGATACAATTCATGCAGTGAGCCCAAAGTTCAAAAGTACTTGGACAGAATATACCAAGTCTACGGATTTAATTGATCAAATTAACAAAATCGCTGATTCTATGATGAGTAGTCCAGATTTTAGAGGCAAGCCAGATATCATCCTTACGGGCGGAGAGCCGACTATGTGGCTCGATAATCCAGTGATTCAAGAAACTTTAAAATATTTCTGGTCTCGAAATTTTCACATTACCGTCGAAACTAACGCTTCGCGTATGATCGAATTCACAGAAGATTATCAACGAGCTTTACAATTCTCTATGTCGGTAAAATTGTCCGTTTCTGGGGAGCCAGAGCGTAAACGCTTGAACTTCGATGCGATTAACAACATCATCGAGAATTCAACTGGTAGCTATTTCAAATTTGTAGTAAATCCAGAGACCTGGGATGAAACAAGTAAAGAAATCTTAAATATATTAAATTCAACAAACTCCGCTAATACTCAAGTTTACTTGATGCCTTTAGGGGAGACCATTGAGAAGCAATTGATGAATACCAGATTTGTTTTCGATGTATGTGCTAAGTATGGTTTTAGTTTTACTCCAAGAGCGCACATCTTAGCTTATGATGATTTAGATGGGGTCTAGGAACCCTATCCTACTAAAAGGATCCTTAATATGAAATTTACCCATGTTGTAGTAAAAGAAGGTAATGGTAAACCTTCAGACAAACAAATTGAAGACGCGGCAATGGTTAAGAATGCTGGTCAAGTTTTCGCGATTGTAGCGACTTTCAAAGATGATGCCAAAGCATCCGTTTTGATCGATTCGAAAATTGCGAAAGATATTGAAGAGCACGCGGAAAGCCACGGTTTCGAAATTCACAAATTGGAAGAGCCGGAAAATGGCGAACCAGTTAAACCAGGTGATGCAATTAACGAATCAGAATATGGTGACTATCGCTTAACCCAAACTGCCATCGACCTTTTAGAATCTTTCGCGGCAAGCGATCATGCTAATGTTCGTTTAATGGGCGAAGTTTTAAAAGCTGAAATGCAAACTTCAATCTAACAAGGGGCGCAAGATGGCTATCAAAGTAATCAGCGAACGTAACTTGGATAACAAAACTATCCGCAAAACTGCTTCTGGTACGGCTATTGAAGTAGCTGTCGCGGAAAGCGAAGATAACGCACTAAAATTAACCGATCAAGGTCTTAAAGTGGAGAAACCACAGACGGTTCAATTGCAGTCTTTAGGTGGCGAAAAGATCGGGGACGTAATCGTTCAGTAGATTTCAAACCGGCGCAATTTGCGCGATTTAGCGCGCTTATATGCGATGTTTTAAAGAGGTTAAAAAATGAAAGCAATTCAAATTATTGATGATTTCTCCAACAAGAGAGATGTTCACTATGGTGATTTATCCGGTTCTATTTGGTTGATCGTAGACAATAAAGCTCGTTGTTTAGTAGCTAAAGAAGTATTAGAAGATACAGTTATCCCAGCGAATCATTTAGATGGTTATGAATATCGCGAAGTCGAAATTCAAAATCAACCTACGGTTAAAGTGGAAGGCGGTCAACATCTTAACGTAAACGTTCTTAATCGCGAAACGTTGGAAGATGCTATCCAAAACCCGGACAAATATCCGCAACTTACCATTCGCGTTTCCGGCTACGCAGTTCGTTTCAATTCGTTGACCCCGGAACAACAACGAGACGTTATTACTCGTACATTTACTGAGTCGTTGTAATTTCGGTAACCGAAATCTCCGAGTTCAAAAGATCTCCGCTGATGCGGAGATTTTTTTATTGGTAAAAACTATTGCATTGATAGTTAAAACTTGTTGTATTATGTTTCATTTTCTATTATAATACATCACATAAAGTTAACCAGGAGCATGATAATGGAAAGATTTATTTTACACATCACAACAGAAGAAACTTACGTGTCAGGTCAAATCTTCGCGGTACGCGATTTCGACGAAGCGTTAGAAGTAATTAAACAACAACTTTGGATTGATTTTGAAGCGATCAATCAGGAATATTTCCGCGAGAATTATTATTGCACCGCTCATACTTTATTCAGTGGTGATGGCGTAAACATCGAAATGATGTCACCGTTAGAATATCACGCAATGATCAAACAAGAATATGAAGCTCGCAGATCTGAAGTCATCCGCTTATGCGGAGAACTTTCAGCTTCGTTGGTTGAAGGAGAATAAAATGATTTTATCAATTTTTCAAATTTTTAATCCGAACGTCTTAAGTTTGAGTCACCAAAACCCAGACGCTTCAAAAATCGAAATTATCAAACCAACCGAGGTAAACGGATTCGATGATGTTTTTCGAATTTGTGATTCACTAGGATTGGAATTAACCGATGATCAACTAACAGAATTGCATTTAGATGGTAAGTTAGATTATGAAGATTTCCTGGTGACAGGAAGACTATTCAAAGTTGAACTTTTGTTAGAAACCAAAGAAGAATTCAAACAACGTTTATTGGATGAATTAAAACTTAAGTATTTGCAAGCAACCGGAGAAGATTATGAGTAACTTAGAATACATCAATTATCGCAAATTAGAAGTTGGGGATCAAGTATCTTGGGAACATCCGGTAACCGGAAAAGTTTATGATTTTGAAGTTACTGAAATCGATCGAAACGATGACTGGCAACCAGCAGAGTTACAATTATTGGATGACCTAGAACACAGTAATGGCATTATCGTTAGTGAATACGCAGAATTCCCCTTTAAGGGTGCGCGCCGCTGGCCGTATATTTCAAACCGAGCTTACAAAGATCGTTACTGTTGGGGTATCCCAGATAATTCTATTACTTTAGATCGCCTGTTCTATACCTCGATGCATCATGTACCTAAATCCGCGGAAACCGAAGAAATCGAGAATGGTCGAATTCTTGCGCATCGCGCATTAATGGAAGATCTTACCACAGTGGAAGGTGATGGCTCTTCAGAAATCGCGTTAGTAGCACCCGAAGTACGAGCGACGCAAGGAACTCAGGGGGCTCTTGATCTTCCTAGTGTGGATGAGGTTAATCAACTTCGTTATACTAGCCAAGCAGATTTCCAAAAGATGTTCGTAGAACAATTAGCGGAAGCGATTAAAGAAGATGAAGATTATATCAAATTACCGCCAGTATTAGTCGAAATGTACAGAGAAGAGCTCGTTAATTTAGGTTACAAAGTTTATTACGATGCGGTATATTTTGAGAAATTTGATTAGGGAGATTGTATGAATGATTTAACCCCAAATGATGTAAAAGAAAATGAATTTGTTTATTATACAGATCCTATTACAAATCAAGAATTAAAATTCTTAGTAGTTGACGTTGAAGATGAAATATTTTCAAATGGGTTTACTTGCCGCTTGATGTTATTAGATGAACCTAAACGCATAGTTAAAATTCTCAATCGTCAAGATTCGAGCGCATTTTCGGTTCCACGACAAATTCGCCAAGTAGCAGACGACGCTTATAAATTCCGCGACGAAGTAGGGGAATGGCCAAGCACGGATGTGATTTTATTAAGTCGTTGCTACACCAAGCAATATGGTGAAGTAATCGAAGCAGTTAAGGAGAAATTATCTCTTCCGGATGCCTCAACCGATTTTAAAGTGATCTCGAAGACGGAAGCTTCCGCAGTAGCGGATGATTGCGACAAACCATTTATGTCTGCCGAGAAAGCCCGCGAATTGGCAGAGAACTCGGTAAACATCAAAGAGCGCGTAGCTTTAAGAATCGAAGATGCCGCTAAAAGCGGAGAATTCGAAACATACCTAACAGATGAAGAATTTAAAATCTGCAAATCGGATTTAGTTGAACGAGGTTACGAAGTTTCTAAAAATCGAGTATCTTGGGGCGATCAAGGCGATTGGGGAGATTATGATGCGTAAAATCACCGATACCTCGGATATCAAACAAGGTGATATCTTACGAGATCCGGAAACCAACGCTTTATTCGAAGTGCTCAAGGTAGATTTTGGGATGGCTTTGTTAGAGCTCAAAAACAAAACCTCACAAATTTGTGCAAGCCCTCACGAAGAATTTGAGGAGTGGTTTACCAATCCAGGTGATAAGTTTTGGGTTTACTTGGATTATGAATATGCATGCGAATGGTTCCAAACCGATACCCAAATTCGCGTATGGGCGCTGTATTTGAAAGATATGTTGGTAGTAGAACCGGATGTTTTGTCCGAACCTAAAATCCGAGCAGCTTCTCTTACTGGTAGCAAGTTGGAATTGGAGCTTTCCGGTGGTGGGAAAATTTCAACGATTATTCCTAAATTAGAGTTACCGAAACCGGAAGATCTTCGAAAAATCCGCGAGCGCGGAAATGGCGAACTTTTAGAATCTGTAATTGCTAAAATTGTTGAACAAAACTCTGAAGGCAAAACTTCATTAAAATTAGAATACACTGAGTTATTAACTCTTAAATCTAAATTGGAAGAATCTGGTTATTTGGTAGATTTAGCAGATTGTGAAATTAGTTGGTAAGCAAAGAGGATTAGAATGAATATTGAAGAAATCGAAGAATTGAAACGCGGCGATTTAGTATGCGACCGCGTAACCGGCGCTATTTTCAAAGTTTGTCAAGTGGATGATTACAATGGTTTGTTCGAACCAGAAGACGGTGTTATTATTCCGTTAAGCTTGGAGTTAGTTTACAAACCGGATAATGTCGAGGTAATCTATTCCGGTGACCACGAAGATGAGAAATTCGAAGAGGTCGGGGACTGGGATTGGATCTTTTTGAATATGGATTCTTTCCGTCTAGCCGCGGCCAATATTGATCAAGTGGATCGCTATCTAACTTGCGAGGATTTGGAACTCACATCGATGAAACAAATTGTTAAACCAGAAAATGTAATCTCACTTAAAAATGATGGTTTGATCGAATTGGAAGAATTAGAAGAATCGGGGGAGTCGGAGAACTTAATATTCCCAGTAGAAGAAGCTCGAGCTAATAAAGAAAAATTCTTTAATTTGAAACGCGAGCTAGTTCAAATTAGCCAGTTAATCAAAGAGGCTAGCACTCAAGGCAAATCCTGTGTTAGAATTCCGGCAGATTTAGATCGATTGGAAATCACTACCCAATTTTCGAGAGCTGGTTACAAGATTTATGCAGGATGCATTGCTTGGTAGCACTGCGTTTGGTTGATTGATAGAATCTATCGCAACAATAGGCAATACCATTAATGGTAGAGTTGATTTGATGTTAAGATTCTATTATAATACATCACATAAAGATTAGGAGATCCAAGAATGAAACATCAGAACTTAAAAATCGGAACAAAATTAAAAGACTTACACGGTAACGAATTTGTCGTATCTGCAATTGATTGCGAAACCGACGGTCGTCCAACTTTGTGGTTATTAGAAATGACCAAGTTCGTTAAGCGTGTAAGAACTCCGATTGGTAGCTACACATTCCGTGAAGCGCAAGATGCTTATTGGTTCCCTAATCAAGCTGTAGAATCTTACGCGAAGCGTACATCTAACGATTGTTCACAAGTCTTTATTATCGATATGCAGCTCATTTAGCTCATTCAGCAAATTTAACTTTTATACACAGGAGAGAAATTATGAAATTAGCAGAAGTGCACGACCTAGAAATTGGAACTAAAGTTCGTTTGAAAGGAACTAACGCTATTTTTACCGTTGGTCAAATCGACCGGATTGATGATGAACGCCCAGTTTATTTGAGACTTATCAGCTCCAGTAAACCAGTCTTAGCACAACTTTATGTAGGTGGAGATCACACAGTTCTCTATCCATCTAAACACGGTGAAGAAGCGTGGATTTTCAACAACAAAACTCTAATGCGTGAAGATGTTGGTTATTCTCGAAGTGAGTTTGATAAAGCAACGCAAGATTATTACGTAGCGACGGTTCGCGATTTAGAATTAGTTGATGTGTTGGAAGAAACTACCGACGAACTGGATAAGCGCATCGATCCTAGAGATTTAATGTATCGTGGGCAGCCGGAAGCACCGGACGCTCAAAAACCAGTTGAAATTTTACCAGTTTCTAAAGCTCGTGAATTAGCAGATGCAAACGATCCAGCAATGATCGAGTTGATCAATCACGCTATTGAGTATGAAGCTAATCTCGGGTTGCGTGTAGTGAAATTCTGTGAACTTCCGCCTGTTCCAGAAGCAATTAAAGAGAAATATCGTCAAGCTGGTTACACCGTAACTAAACACGCAATTGAATGGTAATTAGGATAGAGGTGCATAAATGAATTTTGAAGAGGTAAGAGTAGGTCAAATTTTAGTTGATAAAGATGGCAACCAATTTGAAGTAATGGAAATCGATCGAATGGACGATGATCTTCCGGTTTGTTTGAAGTTAGTGAAGCACATCGCGACCTTCGCGGTGCCGGGGAATGAATTCGAAGTAATGGAACCCGGTCAAGGTTTCTTAGATTCAGAATTTTGGGTTGATCGCGAACTTGCCCCAGCTCAGAAAGAAGAATTCTCCGTTGCTTGTATTGATGTGGAATCTTTGAGCTTGTTTGTTGGTGAACCCAAATCACCTAAAACGGTAACCGAAGTGATCAAAAACGTTAAACACGCAAGCTTAAAAGCATCCGATCCTCGCACACAAGGCGATCCCAACCACGATCGAAATTTCAAACAATCGAAAGCTTGTAAAGAAGCGGAAGAATTGGAAAAAATCGTACACGATATGTTTGTGTTACCGAAACCAGAAGAAATGCGTCAATTAGTGATGCAACATCAATTAGATGATGTCTCTCAAGTTATCCGAGATGCCGCGAAACGCGGAGAAACCTCGGTAAATTTGCCGGAAGATCAAGTTGATGGGATTGGTGGAGCTTTGATGGCAGCGGGTTATCAAGTATACTTTACAAAACATCCACAACGTTGTATTATTAGCTGGTAAGAAGCGTAAGAGGAGAATTAAAATGGCATTAGAACTTAATATTCAATTTTCGGACATTCCGGATACCAATGAAATTCACGAGAAGCTCCAAGATGCGAAACATCGTATGATCAAAGAGCAAATCCAGGAAGCGGTTAATCGCGGAGATAGTTATTGCTGGGTAAGCGATAAGTTTATGGATGAAGAAATGCAAAAAATCCTGGAAGAGAAGGGATACGTTCTAACGTATAACTTTAGTGATTATCAAATTAGTTGGTAATAGTAAGTGGTTAAAGTATGAAACTCAAAATAGAAGTTAGCTTTACTGATGATCCTGGAATTTATGTAAGTTCGAGCGATCAGAAAATTCAATTTATTGAGAACTTAGTAGCGAAATCTCCAAATGGAAGTTATAGGGTTCCTGAGAATTTTATGAATGAAGTAGATGATCGAACTTACAAACTTCTAAAAGCAAAAGGATACACTATAGTGTATAAGTTTGGTTACTTTACCGTTAGCAAATAACTTCAATGATTATCAAACAACCTCCAAAGTCGAAAGACCCGGAGGTTTTGTTTATTGCATCGATAGGTAAAAACTTTAGTTTAGGTATTGTGTTTTATTAATGTTTCTATTATAATACATCACATAAGCAATTAATGATAACAAGATTACTTTAGGAGATTAAAATGAACGAAATAGCAATTCCAATGTTTGATCGAGGCGACTATGTTAAAGATAAATTTGGTAACATCTTCAAAATCATTACCGCACTAGCCCCTCAACATTTTGAGCGTGATTCTTTTGAATATGATGAAATGGGTTATCAATTAGAACTAATTGAAAAAGCCCCGAATACCAGAGCTCGCGAAGTTGGGGATGATGCGGTATTTCACCGCGAAGGAGATGAATACTGGATCTATAACACTGAAGCGGATATCCAATATGGAGGCTATGAGGTTGTCCCGGAAACTATCGTCGCTACAGAATTAGTCTTATTCGAAAAATCGGAAGAAGCGGAAGATATCGAGGTATCGGATGTTCCAATCTTCTTACCCGGTGATTTGGTTAAAGATGCTTTTGGTAATATTTTCGAAGTAGCAGAGGCTAAACCAAGTCGACTATTAGATCCAGATCGTTTCGACTACTGCAATATGGGCTATCGTTTGAAATTGGTTACCAAAAATCCACAATCTCCGATTCGCGAAGTGCATGATAATGTTAAATTCGTAGAAGAAGGTATTAAATTTTGGGTCTTTAACCACGAGGAAGATGCTCGAGACGTGAAAGAATATAATCCTTATACTATCACCGCTTCCGAGTTGGTTTTGGTAAGATCTGTATTACAAACAAAACCCGCAACTCCCGCAACTCTAATTGATATCTATCAGTATGTGAATATTCGGTATCTACTATTTCATATTTGTTACCATCTAAATCTTTCACAAAATCGCCAATTTTGAATTCTGGGATATCATCCAAACGCCATAACGAAAGATCTCGGTAACCAACTTCGTAGAAACCTCGGCGCATTGCATTCTTTCCGTGTTCGGTAATCCAACCGCTATCGGAAGCAAAATCGCGACCGTAACGATCCATTGGTTCTTCATCCATAGGACCCTTAGTAGCAAATTCAACTATTTTGACCAACAATTCTTCTTTTAGAACATCAGTTCCGCAAACCTCGAAGATATCTCCTTTCGGAGTAATAACTTGTAATCCAAATTTTAAATCCCTAAAATTCATATTCTTCCCCTAATACGCTACCAACCGATCTCAATCTCTTGCCCATTTTCTACTACATTGAAGCCTTCTTGCTCAAAATGCGGAATACAACGTTTAAATTTATCCGCTTCGAGGTTTGCGTTTCGGTTACCAAAACCGGCTTGCTCTTTTAAAATGGCGTATGCTTGATCTAACAATTTTCCAAGATCGTTCTCTTCGGACATCTTTTGAAGATCTTCGATACTAGGATAGCGGCGAGTAATTTCCGCTTTAGCGAGAGTTGCGGGAGTTTTCGGGCGACTTTATCGAACGAAATGCGGATAAATGTTGGAGCTTCGAAGAACCAGGTAGTATACGATGGATTTACAATACTCAAAATGATGCGGTGCTAGCAGATGATTATGCCGGAATCTATCAATTGTTCGCCACAGAACTTAAGTTGACTGAGTTTACTCCGCGACCAGCTGGAATTCCGGTAATGCCGAAAGCCGCGAGCCCTAAAAGACCAACAATTCAAGAAATTCGCGAGCTTACCGAAGCCTCTAGCAGCCAAGCTCTAGATAAAATACTGGATGAAATCTATGCATTGATTCAGGAAAATGCAAAGCGCGGTGAGAATGTTGCGCGTTTTACTAAAACTAACGAAGCGCTATCGCGTAAGGTAGTGGAACATTTTAGAAGCGAAGGTTTCACCGTAAATGATTTTGAAATTTCAGTCGAAATTAAGTGGTAATATCAGTAAGGTAACTAATATGAACATTATTTTCTTGGATGTAGATGGAGTATTAAACGGAGCCAAAGATTTCGGTTACGAAAGATCTCCGGATACTATCGATTGTTATGTGGATACAGAAAAGGGTAAGCAACATTTTGGCCGCGTTAATAAACATCAACTTGACAAACTTCGAGAAATAGTAAAATTAGCCGATGCTAAAGTTTACTTAATTTCGAGTTGGAGTGTAGCTTTCAAAATCGAGGAAATGCAAAACGCGCAAGAAACGTTCAACGAGTTCTTCAGCTTTGAGGTTATAGAACCCGAGCACGTTTGTCTTACTGCCAACGGAAGAGCTCAATTCGCGATTGATTTGCTTAAATCGGAAGATTACGATGCTGCGGTGTATTTGGATGATATGCAAGATTTCGATCCGGAAATTTTGCAAGAACTTCAATCTAAATGCTTCGTTCCGGTTATCAAAGGTTCCGTAGGTCTTAGAGATGGCGATTTCGAAGCGATTAAAGAGTACTTCGCAGTACGCGAAATAAATTGAACATAGATAGGTATTATATTATAATACTTATTCAAACATAATAAAGGAACATTCAATATGAACGCATTAGAGAACCTCAAAAACCTAAAAGTCGGCCAGATTTTAACATCAGATAAATTCAACATCACGGTAGAGATTGTTGAGATCAACCTCAAAGATCGTAGATTCCCGGTGCGGGTAATGTACGTGAGTGGTGATAACAGCGTGGCCACCACCAAGTATTCGGGGAGCGAATTTAGCTGGAAATCCTTACAGTGGTTGGCTATCGACAATATGATCCCAGCTGCTCATGGCGATCAATTCCTTACACTTAAAGACTTAACAGTTAAAAAGTAATTACTTATTTTAAGGAGCAAATTATGCAATTATACAATCCAGACGCAAGATTCTTGTTACCAGGAGTTCGCGTAATTCTTCGCGACACAGACGGTCATCATTATCATGCAAGCGCACACAGCGGTGCGGGTCTTGCTCATCTTCGATTATTCGATATCCAAGACAAGGAAGAATTCACTATCGATGGTTTAGAGATCCCATCAGAGTTTGAAGTGGTTCTTAATCCGTTAGAACCTTTCGATAATCGATATGAATTGGTTACTATCAATCAATTACAAGCTTTAGTAGTTCGTCAAGGTCACGATGATGACTACTACGTCCGTACGGATGAAGATCATCAATACTCTTGGCGAAATCTTATTGCGGAGTTAGACGCTATTGAACCTCGCGATTTCAACACTAAAGTGACTCCGTTTGTTTACTACTTTATCAATGAATCATTCGAAGTTTGCAGTAATATGGTGCTTCACCTGGATTTGCAAAATCCAGATTCTTTAATCAACAAACGAATCAAAGGTGGCAACTTCTTCTTAACTTCGCGTGACGCGGATAAAGCAGTTTGGGGTTTTTTTGGTTTCGATAAAGAAGAATTAGCGGTATAAGGAGCTTAAGATGTCAGAGAATTTACTAATTGTAGATTTCAACAATCTCAATTCTAAAAACGATCAGATTTTCTTTGGGGAGTATTCCGGTTTCCAACGCTATGATGACCCTGCGTTCCCTTCTGCGGTAAAATTAGAAGAAAGTATGCGTAACGCATTCTGGAACCCTAATGAAATTTCAATGAAGGACGACGCGGTGAAATTCCACTTAATGCCTACTCAGGTGCAAGATGCGATGTGCAGTATTTGGTTCTACCAAACTTTGATGGACTCAGCGCAAAATCGCGGTTTGGAAGAAACTATCTCATTATTTGTGACCAATCCGGAATTCGAAGCGTTGTTCAAAACTTGGGGCTATTTCGAGATGATTCATAGCTTAAGCTATTCACATATTATTCGCGGTATCTTTATGGATAGCACTCCAGTATTTGAGCGCAATTTCAGTAATATGGACATCATCAATCGCGTTAAATCTGAAATTGAGCAATATTCAGATATCGCCGCTTATGCGGAAGATTTGGCTGGCGCTGAGTTTAGCAAAGAGAACGCGAAGAAAATCATTGAGTTGATTTTAACCATCTATGCATTGGAAGGTATCAAATTCTATGCAAGTTTCTTATACACTTACTTAATCCACGATCGTTATGCCTCCATTCCGGGAGCCACCCGAATTATTAAGTTAATCGCGTTTGATGAATCTATGCATACGGTCGCGTCTACAGTTTTAATCAAAGAGCTACGCAAAGATCCTCGCTTTAGCGAAATTCTTGCAAGTAATTGGTTCAACAAAACTGCTCAAAAACACTTCAAGAAAGTGTATCAAGACGAATCTAACTTCGCCGAGTATCTCCGAAGCGTATTGGGTGAATTCACTCCAATCTCTGAAGAGAACACCAATAACTTCTTGAAGTATTGGGTCGACTTAAGACTCCGCGATATCGGCGTAGCCGGAATTTTCGGAGATTTTGAAGAAACTCCGATTGTTAAATGGTTCAATGAATTTGGTGATCTAAATTTGAGCAACGCGGCTTTGCAGGAGAGTGACCTCGCCGTCTATAACATCGGGGCGATGGTTGATGATATGTAACATGGACGTTGTTAGATTATAAATTGTGAAGGTAATGTTTAAATATTAAAGACATTACCTTTTATTTTAGCTAGGAGTGGGAGTCTTATATGCTTAACAAATTAGTGAAGATCTCGTCATTGGACGATCTTCAAAACGCGAAACATCGACATAACGGATTATGGGCGATAGGGGCAATTTTCAAAGCCTCCAAAGAGATTATGTCGTTGTTCAAAACTAACTTTTTGCTAGCAAACAATCCAACCAAATTCAAATTTTATTCTGAGTTGGAGTGTTTGGTTGACCTAAATGACAAACTTTTAAGTTTAGACATTAGCGACATTACCCCAGCGAATGCTTTAGAGCTTTACGATTACGCGGATAATTTAAGAGCTTTGATGATTCGATCCCTTACTTTAGGCGAATCATTACAAGGATTTGCTTCCAGCAAAAATACTACAATTGAATTGCTACCAGCTATTGAAACCTTGACAAACGCGTACCGCGAATTAGTAGATCAATCGAGACATAATCTATTAGCGAGCATCTCGATTCAACCAACCGCGGATCACTCGGAGTTTGATCAACTTCGCAAATTATGCAGTAAACTGCAATGTATGCAAGATCACGAGATTCAAGCTGGATTAACCAACAACACTTTCGAATTTTTGAGATTAGTAAGACAAATAGATCCTACTATCAAAAGTTCACTCGCTTTCCAAAACCAAGGACTTTAATAATGACCGAAAACGTAGAAAACCTTGATCACCTAGATCCTATCGACCACACCGAAGCGGAGAAACCGGCAACCGCAGAAGCTCCAGCAGCTCCGGCAGAACCAAAACTTTGCGGAACAGATCCAAAAATTATCTGCGACGTAGTACACGAATTATTCCAAACTCCAAAACCTAAGGAAGCTAAGCAAGAAGAACCTACGCGTTCTTTGGAATTCCAAACTACCCGTAAAGTTTCCGAGACGGTAATTCCTAAGGTTCCGGTACAATATGTAGAAAATCCATTAAAATTTGCAAAAGATCTGAAGAAACCAACTGCGTTGGATAAAATCAAAGATGTTGCAAACAACTTAAAATTGATGGGTAAGGAAGTAGAGGGTGAATTCATCGTTAAAGCTTTCGATAACATTACGAATCCTACGCTCGAGCGCAAAGAATTCGAAATCAAAGATACTGAAGAATTAGCAAAAGCTTTCTTTGGTCGCGAGAAGATCGCACCAAAAGAACCGGGTGCTTTACACTCTAGCGAATTTAGCATCACTAAAGACGCAGAACCGGGTAAATCTTTCCAAGATCAAAACGCTGGAACCGTAACCGATAAAGTAATCGACTCTGCATATGGTACCATCGCGGCTCAAGTTAACTTTGATATGTTGCAAGAACTACGCGAACGCGTTTATCATGCAAAATTCGAATTGGATAAAGTAGTCGGAGTTAAAGGTGAACTCTTCGATTCTTTGAATTGCTCTTTGAAGAAAGCGGAAGAAATTTTGAATGTGGAACGCTCTAATATCGTTAAACATAACTTAGAAGAGATTACCAAATCTTTAGAAGCCGTTAAAGTGGAAGAATTAGCTCCAGAGGATCGCGAAGCAGTTTGGGATTCCATTCACAATCTTAAATGCGCTATCAATTTAGTAAACAAATCCGGCTTCAAAGATAAAGCTGGGGATGCCGAGAAGTTAGTGCAAGAACAAGTAGCTAAAGCTCTTAAACTCTACCCTAAATTGAAAGAAGACGTGAGAATGCAAGCTTTAAGCTCTCAAATCTTCGCTTTAAGCGAATAATTGAGTAAGTATTATAATAAAACATCATAATCTAAAAGATCTCCACTCAAGTGGAGATTTTTTTTATTTTGAATCTTTCGAGTTTTGGTAACCAAAACTTTGAAGTTGTGAATTTTTTTTTTTTTTTTTTTTTTTTTTTCAAAACGGGGTGCCCGCTAGATCAAAATGCTCTATAATTCCTCCTATAAGATAACGTAAACAATCAAATCAGCACAGGAGAAAAAGATTATGATTATCGAAAATGGCATTTATGAAATTGATGAGGAAGTAGTAATGGTGCTTCTTTATGATAAAGAAAGCAATATGATTGAGGTTTGCAAACTTACTAAATTCGATCCGGATTTCTACGGTGAAGGGGATCCGGAAATGGAGATCGATTACGAAGATTGCAAATTGATTTCACCCGAAAAATTCAGCCTATCTAATCTCAAGGGTCACAAAGATTTCCTCCTAGGATATCTCTTAGAGCATAAGCGATTTGCTAAAAGATATGATCTTTCAAAATACGTTAAGAAATAAGTTATATTAAAAATCTCTCCACGCGGAGAGTTTTTTTTTTTAATTTTGAAACTTTCATATTTCGGTAACTGAAACTTTGAAAGTTCAAAAAAAAAAAAATGATAAGTGGGTGTGTTTTTGTTCTAAATGTATTATAATATTCAACATAAGATAAGGAGCAATTCGAAATGTCAAAACCAGTTTTTAAACCAATGCTTGCGGCTTCCGCAACAAATGAAGAAATTGAAAAATTCACCTTTCCGTTGATGGCTAGCCCAAAATTAGATGGAATTCGAGCTATCTTATTAGATGGTGTAGTAATGTCCAGAAGCTTAAAACCTATCCGCAATAAGAAAGTTCAAGAGCTTTTTGGTAAACCGGAATTCAACGGATTGGATGGTGAGTTAATTTTAGGTTCTCCAACAGACCCAAATTGCTTTAATCACTCTACAGCTTTAATGGGCGAAGAACTTCGCGAAGATGTGAAAGATTTAGAAATTACTTTCTTTGTATTCGACGTGATCCCGGATGTTTTAGATGATGAAGCTGTTTTAAGACATGATCATTTACTCAATTTGAAGGATCAGCTTCCAGCTAATATTCAGATTGTTCCACAAGTCATCGTTCAAAGCCTATCTCAATTATATGCATTCGAAACTGAATGTTTAAACGAAGGTTATGAAGGGGTAATGGTGAAAAGTTTGGATGGTAAGTATAAACAAGGTCGCTCCACTTTAAAGCAGCGATTACTCACTAAAGTGAAACGCTTCCAGGATTCTGAAGCGGTGGTTATTGGCTGGGAAGAGAAGATGACCAACATTGGAGAACGCGAAATTTCTGAATTGGGTTACTCAAAAACTTCAAGCAAAAAAGCAGATTTTGTTCCAGCGGGAACTCTAGGAGCTTTGAAAGTTCGCGACCTGGAAACCGGCATTGAATTTAGCATTGGCTCTGGTTACGATGACCAAACTCGCGCAGAATTATGGAGATTAAAGGAATCATTAGAAGGTAAAATTGTTAAGTATAAACACTTTAGTGTAGGAGTTAAAGAAGCTCCGAGATTCCCAACCTTCTTAGGTTTTCGTGATTTGGATGATATGTAAAAAAAAGGAGATTGTTATGTTAATGAATGTGGGTAATGTAGGTCTGGCGTTTTTAGGTTTGGGTTTAATCTCGTTTTTGTTAGGAGCGATTTGCTTTGGATTTTGTATTTTATTAGACAAGGATGTTTTGACTACCAAAATTGACAAGTTATTTGGGGTTGCCATAATCTCTTGGGCTTTGGGTGTTGTGATGATTGCGATTGATTTGATTATCAACTACTCTGAGTACGCCAAATAACAGGTTAACGGGAGAATATTATGAAATTTGAAGATTTGAATGATGTTGACATCGGGGATGTTTTAAAATGTAAAGATTTGGATGTTACGTTTGAAGTGGTTGAGATTGATATGGCGACTAAACTAACTCCGATTCGAGTTAAAATGCTTTCTGGGTACTCGTCGACTGAGTTAGTCTCTGGGGTATCAACCTCAGATCGATTCGACGAATCTTATAAACAGTGGCTATACGCGAACCCTGAAAATTTACGAGCGTATGTGCCGTGTTTAGAGGATTCAGTTGACGTGAGTAAATTAATTACACTAGATCGCTTAGAACCTTTGGTGGATGTTACCGAGCCAGAATATGAAAACTTGAAAGAGCTCACCGAGTCCGAAGAATTCGAAGCTATTACGGCAAGCCAAGCCGCAGAGCTTTCAAAACGTAAAATTTTACGCGAATTAATGGATCGCATCCGCGAAGCCATTTCAAGCGATTTAGGTGTCTTCGAACTTAAAGTTCCGGATTTGGATTTAGACCCAGTAACCTCCGATTTGGAATGGTTAGGTTATATGGTGCGTTTTAGCATGCAAGATGATGAATTCACCATCTCGTGGGAACCTTAGTTATGAGTATATTCATAATTTTAGTTTTATGTTTTGTTTATGGTTACTGCTCTGCTTTAGAGAGAGGTATAGAATCTTACAGTTCTTTCAGTGATCGAGATTATTATGATCGTAATACCCGAATCTTCGAAAAATTCCGCGTAGGCGGATATTCGAAAGCTTGGGATAAATCGAAATTTATACGATAAGGAGTAACTTATGATTTTTGGCGTAGATGCATTAGTTTGGTTGGGATTATTCCTTTTATTATTCGCGCTGTTTTGTGTGGCATACGCGGTCACGATCGCATTGGATGGTTTGCATGATTCAATGAACTCCGCTTTAGCGGTAATGTTTGTGTTTATTGCTGGTGTGTTCCTAATGTTAGTGTTTAAATGTTTTGGGGTTTATTAAAAGTTTTAGATATAATATACTAACTTTATTATAATAAACAATGCATAGATTAACCATAGCAAGTTGGATTCTTTTAGGATTTGTATTAGAGTTTATGATAGCTTTGTATTTCCTTTGGAAGAATCCGGTTTCGAAATTTTGGAAGATTACAACTACGTTGTTAGTGGTAATCTTTTCGTATATTTTATTGAGAGGGGCATATGAGCAACATTGGTAACGGGGGTAATGGTTTAGTAAAAATCAAAACTTTGAATTCTAGTTTTGTTCAACTAAACTTCAACGAGATGGAAGCATCTCAAAACGCGCTCAAAACGCTAAAACAAACCTTACAGGTTGAACGAGCAGGATGGCAATATGACTATATGGTCAAAATTGGGCGTAAAAGTAAGTATGATGTGTTCTATCAAGAATACGGTGAAAACACTTTAGTGTTGGATTCTGGCTTATTGGATTTACCGCCAGTTCAAGAAATTCTGCAACTGCAAGCATCTGAAACTGAAGACAATCCGGAAATTGATGAATACTTGGAAGATATCCTAGAATCTGATATCCTACCGTTTGCTCCATATGCTTATCAAATTGAAGCTTGTAGAAAAGCATTGAACAAAAAACGTAAGCTGAGTTTAATGTGTACTGGATCCGGTAAGTCTTTGACCATTTCGCTATGCTTAGAATATTTCCGTAGGAAAGGTCTCAAAGGGGTATTGGTGGTTCCTAATATCAACCTACTTACACAATTTGCGAATGATATTAAGAGTTATAATTTAACTGAATTACATTCTAACATCATCACCTTCGGTGGCGGTTCGAAGAAATTAAAACAATTAAAAGAATCCAATAGTTCGCTGCAAGCGGGAGATTTGGTGATTACGACTTGGCAGAGTTTAAGTAAATTAGAGCCGGAATTCTTCAAGTCTATCGATTTTATCATCTGTGATGAAGTGCACAAATTCAGCTCAAGCTGTACTTCGCAATTAGTTCAAGATTCTGGATTTGCTCAATACAAATTAGGGTTTACTGGGACTTTACCGGATTCAAAATCTCAAAAGATGACGTTGATTGGATTATTCGGGGTACCCGAAATGATCATTTCCTCTAGTCAGTTGATTGAAGAAGGTCGAGGAACTCCAATTTGCATTACTGGGGTAAAATTACGCCATACCGCCGAAACCGCAGAAGAGTTTAGCCGATATGGAGAGTACTTGGATAAGCTCAAGGTGATTTTGAATGCCCCGGGAAGAAACCAACAAATCGCAGATATTGCTTTACAAGCAAGCTTGCGAAAAGAGGGGTCTACTTTAGTTTTGTTCACCTTAATTGAGCACGGTTTTGAAATTTTCAAAGAGCTTGCAAAACGCAAAGGCCTCTCTGTGGGAGAAGATACGCCAGATCTCGAAACGATGAAAGCTTACGGAGTTTATTTTATGTCTGGGCAATCCAGCGCCAAAGATCGCGAAGCTATTCGGCATCTTATGGATCAAGATCCGGAAGCTATTTTGGTGGCTAACTATGCGCTGTTGAGTACTGGAGTAAACATCAAATCTTTAAGATATGCGATCTTCGCCAGCCCAGTAAAATCTGGTGTGGTAGTAGCTCAAAGTTTAGGTCGAGGAATCCGATTGAATGAAGGTAAGCAAACTTTCAACGTATATGATATTGTCGATGTTATCGGAGGATCCGGAATGTTCGCGAGACAATATAATCATAGAAAACAAATATACAAGAAATCTAACTTTACGTTAGATGAGCGTAATGAATCGCTGTAAGCGTAACGAGACATTATAATGGTTCATAAAATTCAAACAAATCCTTATACTTTACAAATCGGAGATCCAAAGACTTCCACTACGGAAGAAATCCGAGATCCCAATTTTGGTTTAGAGGATGGTCACTTAGATGAGATCAATCCTTCTACGGAGAAGTATTTCCTTAATGCAGGGTACAACATCCGCTATCGCGGAGATATTACCATTCCACAATATGGAGATCGCGATAAATTTCCGGAGACCCCAACGAAATGTACAGTACCGGATACCAGCGATGCGGATGTTATCCTCTTACCTCCAGGTGAATACAAAGCCAAATTCGACGCTAAAGCGTTAAAAGTGGATTGTATCGTGGATCTTAAGACCTAATCTGGTTGATTTTATGATTAAGTTATAATATAATACAACCATCGTTCGGCATCAAAAATTTGAAAACGTGCATATTCGAGTTCTTTAAAAGTACTTCAAATTAGTTAAAATGTAAGGAGATTACATCATAATGAAATTAACTAATCTTAAGAGTATCAAAGACTCGACTGTTAAATTTGCTAAGACTTTCGTAACATCAATTATATTGGTAATTGCGACAACTTTAGTAACTTCAACAACAGCGTATGCTTCGAAAAGTACTCCAACTGCGCAAGTTAAAGCGAAAGTTTACAAAGGCGCAAACTGGGATAACTCGAAGTCTTACGTAATTCGCAAAGTTCGATATCATTTAAAAGATAAGAAACAAGCGATCAAACACAAAGAACAAGGGAAAGCAACGTGGTATTGTTGCTATCGTAAAGGAACCAAAACCGCAGATGGTGGGGTGTTCTCCCAACATAAACTCACTGCGGCCCACAAAACATTACCGTTTGGTAGCCAAGTTCGGGTAACCAATTTAAAAAACGGTAAATCGGTTATCGTAGAGATTACCGATCGCGGTCCATTTAAGCCTGGGAAGATCATTGATTTAACTCCGGCAGCGTTCGCTAAAATTGACTCAAAATCTACAGGAGTCGCAAACGTTAAATTGGATGTTTTAGGATTTAAGTACTAAGAGTAAACACAAAGAACTAAGGAATTTGGTATGCACGATTTCAACCTCAAAGTTAAAGACAATAAACTCAAAGCTATTGTTACTACTTCCATGTTTCGCAATAGAGTCGAAAAGAACGCTAAAGCGTACAGCCGAAAAACTAAGCATAAATCCAAATCCTGGGAATAATTTGAATTATGCGAATTGTGTTGAGTTTATTATTATTACCATTTAAAATATTAAAATTCATTGCTATCTCGGCCTTGAAGATTTTCATTTTCTTAACGCTTTGCGTTATTATTCTAAATTTCACGGGAGTATCAAATGTTCACGGTTTTCAAAAAGGTCCTGGAACAGAAAGAAATCACACCGCAAGATGCTGATAAAGTCAGCGACTTTCTTCTACGAAGATGGTTATCTGGAGATAATCGTCTTATCGAATTAGCCAATACGCTAAATTGCCTCCCTGGTAAGCAGTCCAATCTGGTAATCTTAAGAGGGATTTCAAAAGCCCTTAGAGGTCAAATCAAGTTCATCAAATTCCCTTCCGGAGCTAAGAAGGATTCCACTGACGTGGAGTTTCAAGATACTTTATCAAAATTCTTCAAAATTTCTCCGAAGGAGTCAATTGAATATTTGGAGTGGATGAAGATGCATTGTCCGGACGAATTGGAAACCTTAAAGAAAATTTGTAAAGATTTATAGTGGTTGTAGGTTTCGGTCACCGAAACTTTATAGGAGCGAAAATGGCAAAATATTATGAAGGTGGGTTCTTCGCGAACTTCAAGTATTGGGCAAGATATTACGATACTGAAATAGGAAAATCTTTCCTAACGGATGATGTTCCACAAAAATGGGAGTATTATGTTCAGGATGATACCGGGTCGTTTACTTCGATCTATAGCAATAAGAAATTTCGCAGAGAACGAGGTTCCTCGAATGATGCGAAAGGTTATGGTTGTACCTCGCAGGTAAGTCCGATAGATCTCGCTATCCGGGATCAATTTAGAAATCTAGGAAATCCAAATCCTCGAATCTTCTATCTGGATATTGAGACCCGAGTAGGCACGGTAATGAAAGGTTTCCCGAGCCCAGATAAAGCGTTAGAACCGGTAAGTCTAATTCAGTTTTTAGACAATAAAACCCAAATCGTTCACTTGATTGGGGACCGAGAATTCTACTATGAAGATTGGTATAAACAACAACCGGATCATTTAGGTAAAGAAATTCATTATCATAAGTGCAATAATGAAATTGAAATGTTTAATAAGTTCTTTGGATTCATCGAAGATCTACAGCCAGCTGTAGTATTCGCGTGGAACGGCGAGGGCTTCGACTTTCCGTATTTGTATAATCGCTGTAAGCGAATCAACCAAGACGTGAGTAAGTTCTCTCCATTCTGGAGAAAATTCGGAGAAAATACCGGCGAGCAAAAAGGATACATTCAAGGAAGATCTCAGATGTTTGCCGATCGGTATGCCTTCGATTTGAACGTTGGTGGATGCGCCTACATTGATATTAAGCGATTATACCAAAAGATTGTGCTATCTCCGAGAACTTCCTACTCATTGAACGCTATCGCTGAAGTGGAAGTGAAGGCAAGAAAGATTGATCATAGCGAATTCAAAACTTTCGATGATTTCTATCTTGGTAACTATCAAAAACCGGAGAATCCAACGGAAGATCAGAAGAAAACATTATGCTACTTAATGACAGAAGCCGGTAAACCGGAAAGCGAAATTAAGAAAGCTGGCCACGGACAATTCGTTTACTACGGCGTCATCGATGTGGTATTATTGCAAGAAATCGATAAGAAATGTGGTTTATCTGCGCTGATGTGCGATGTATCCAATCGAATGAATTCGCAATTTAACAGCGTTCTGGGAACTACTAAACCCTGGGCAAACTATATTCGCAATGTTCTTTTTGATGCTGGTCGGATCATCGACCCGGAAACTATTTTAGCACGTGGAGCAGATTTAGAGAAATCGATTCTCGGTGGATTCGTGCGAGATCCGGTTACCGGAAAACACGAATGGGTGTTATCTGCGGACGTTAACTCGATGTATCCAATTCTCGCGATCGCGGGATCTGGAATGTCTCCGAATAACTTTATGTTTGCCTGGGAGTTAAGCAACGAGGGTCCAGAAGGGGAATTGAAACGCTTGGTAGTGGAACATTTACATGTTGGAGATCCTTCGCAAGAACAAAACGAGCAAAACTTGTTGAACTTAATTAAGAATCCGGAATTGAAAGCTAAATTGGTAAGATTATTAAAAGAAACTAATCTGACGATGGCTCCTAACGGAGTATTCTTCAGAAAAGATAAACCTGGATTCTTGCCAGAATTGGTTAAGAACATCTACAAGGAACGTAAAGTAGTGAAGAAAGCGATGTTTAAAAAGGAACAACGAGCTATCAAGCTTCAAGAGATTTTACATCACCGTTAAGATAGGTAGCACCGTTAAGATCTCCAAGATCTACACTCAAGTGTAAGTTTTTGGAGATTTTTTATTTTGAAACTTTCATATTTCGGTAACCGAAACTCGTAAGGTTCAAAATAAAAATTTAAATATTGAAATACGTTATGATAAACATTAATATGAACACTATTTTAACACAAGAAGAAATTGAATACTTCAAAAATAATCAACACTTGATTACCCAAGAGCTTTTGGATACCCTAAGATCTCAAGGTAAGGATGGTAAGCGCGTAGCGCTAGAGATCCTAGATCTGGAGAAGAACGAACGTATGTTCTACCTGGATGCTTTCGGGTCTCCGATTAGCTTTGATGGTAACAAAGGCCTTAAAAAGCAAGCAACTACTTTAAAACTCGCAGATATTCACGTAAGTGAATTTGAGCGATGTGCTAACGATTTCGAATACTTCCGAGAAAATTACATTCAAATTAAAACTCCGAAAGGTATCGACTTTCCGGATATGCGAGATTATCAAACTCGTTTTATCCACAAAATGCTGGACGATGATAAGGAAGAAATCGTAGGGCTTTTAGGTCGTCAATGCGTTGCCGGAGAAACCATAGTTGATATGGAAGATCGAAATCGCTCGTTACGAGAATTATTCGAGAATCCGGAATTATAAATATTTTTGAAACAACTTAATATTGATCAATAAAAAGGAAACTAAAATGCATATTACATTCGAGCAATTCGATAACGAATCGATGAACGAATCATTAAATGAGTTCGCAGCTGATCTTAACGAACTAAACGAAAGTTTAGGTAATTTACGTCAAGCTGGCGCTTCTCCAGATTATCTTAAAATCATCAAAGCCGCTTTAAAACAAAAAGCGATCCTTTCCGTTTCACCAAACTCAAAAGTGGTAGCTATTGAAGGTCATAATTTTGACGAATTAGTGGCTGACGTTCGTGCAGCTAGCAAGAAAAGCGGCGAATTCGGTATGTTCTATATTGGTACTGCGTCAGGCACTCACGTAGTGGTTAACAACGAACCGGGATTCAGTGATAAACCGGTTGGTATGAATACCGACGTTAAAACATTAACTTTAGGTAAACATCCAGTTACTGGTGATGATATGCTAGAGATCTACGATGGTAGTGGTTGGAGAAGTTCTTTCCGCGCTCAAAAAATTAAAGATCTTAAAAATCGCCTACAAGTAGAAGCGGAAGGTTATAAAGGCTTCATCGTAATCAAAGATCCAGATTTAGCGAAATTACGTGCTGAACGTTCAGTAAATCAACGCGTAACAGATAAGTATGAGCCTCAAGCTGGTTCTTGGAAAAACCAAGAAGGTGAATCAGATTTCTACGCTAACGCTAAAGAACAAGCGGCTATTAACCGTGCAGCTAAAGCTAATACATTCCCATCCGTGGATAAAATGTCATGGGACGACATCTTAAAAATCAACGAAGCCGCTAAAAGCTGGAAAGGTGAAAACGTGGCTAAAATTGGCGACCAATTCTTCAAACATATTAGTGGTAGCGCATTCAAACCAAATCTAGTAGCGGATGGTCTTCAGTTATTCTGGATGCGTGATGAAAATGATGTTAGCTATCAAATCGTTCTAGGTCTTAAAGGTATCCGTTTAGAGAATAAATAATCTAATCGGTGGAATAAGTTAATTTTTTAAAGCCTCAAGAAATTCAAAATCTTGAGGTTTTTATTAAATATGTTAATCATAAACTAACTACATTAAAATTAAATGTCTAGTATTATTCAAAACAAATTCCATGAGATTCTTGGGGATGCAGCGCGTACTACAAAATTTACGTTTGTGCTACCTCCGATTTCCGGTAACCCGGAATTAATGAATCATCTTGTATACTCGGTTAAAGCGTTAACTTTACCGACAATGGAGCATACCCCTTTTGAATTTAAGCATAAAGGTCAAACGATTCCAATTCGCGGGCAAACCAAATACTCTCAAAGTTTCTCCGTTACCTTCTATTTGAGCGAAACCCACATTTTGAAAAGATTTTTCGAGGAATGGGCCGCTAGTATTGAGCAGAGACATTTTTACTACAACCCAAGAAAAGAGGCTAGAAACCAGAGACTCGTAGCGGGCTTAGGAAATGAAATGCCTCAATATATGACTTGGTATAATACTACCGCGTATATCGAGCAATGGGATTTCGACGGAATGAAACCTACCGCAGTCTACGAAATTCATAATGTCTTCCCGATTCGGGTAGAGGCTCCAAGTTATTCGTATGATTCGGTTGGTCAAATTGCTGAGTTTACCGTAACCTTTGCGTGTTCGCATTACAAGCTATACTCGAAAGCATTGAAATCAGGTCAAGTCCAAAATCAATTGTTTCATACTACTAACCGCTGGGCTATTATGGGTCAACAAGCTGAGCGCGGTAAGGATTATGTACGTTACGATGGCGAGTACTGGTGGGATGAAGAAAGATATCGCGAGTTTAATAGCTTCCTAAGTTCTGGTGACACGACCCTGGATCAGACGGCTGAACGCGGACAGGAAATTTATTGGAGACCGGGAGAACTAGCGCGTTGGGACAATTTATGGAATAGGTGGCGCGAGCAGAATGAAGGAGTAAACAGGGACCCTAACTACGATAAGAAACTCAAAGATTTTGACTATGATGAATTGGAAGATAAGAGACCCTCTATCGACAACATCCTCCAAAAGTCTTACAAACAGATCCCCGGAGACTTCGGTTATAATGGCGATACCAGCTCATCGTCATAACATAATCTAAAGAATCTAAAATCTTCAAGATCAACACCTAAGGTGTAAGTTTTGAAGATTTTTTTTTTTTGAACCTTCAGTGTTTCGGTCACCGAAACTCTTACATCTCAAAAAATTTTTTTTTTTTCAAAACGGGTTGATTTCTAATTTTACTTCTATTATAATACATCCCATAAGAGATAATCATAGCACAGGAGATCAATTATGGAATTTTTCAAAAACGTATATGACGACATTAAAAATGAAATCGAACCTTATAAACCAAAAATGGCGAAAATTTTAGAATGTGCCTTTGTTCCGTTCATTATTGCGGTGGTTTCGATCTTATGTGGTTCGGTAGCTAGCTTAATCATCCGATCCTTTACCGATTATCGCCCCGCGAATAATGCAGGGATGATCTTTTGGTGTTTGGTTATTACTTTGGCGATATTCGGGTTATTACATATCGTTCGAGCTTATCAACTTTACAGCCGGAACGGTATTATGAATGATCCGAAATACGTTGTAGTAGTTTCAAAACATAAAGATTGGTTACTCAAAGCCAGCACTGGTAAGGTCGCGTTACGCGTAGCCATCAATGCGTTAGTAGTTTCCGTTATTTTCTTGGCGATTGATTTTGATCTTAAGGTTCAAATCGGATCTTGGACTTCAGCGATTGATTCGCGAGCTTTCGCTTTAGCGGCGATGGCAATTTATTGCTGGTTTGCTTGGCTTGAAATGTTTCGTTGTATTAGAAGCTGGGTAAACTGCCGTTGGCATATTTTCAATCGCTTTGGTGTTTAGGGAGATTTAAATGAACAAAATTTATTTACCAGCTAGCAAAATGCAGAACCTTGATGAAATCATCAAGGAATCTTGGGAGCTCAAAGTTCGTTTAAATCAATTAAGTTTGGATGAGCGAAAAATTATCGTGCTATCTGGGGATTATGGCGTGGGTAAAGATGTTTGGGCTAAGTTAATGAAGACTAAAAACTCGGAAATCGAAATCATCCGCTTCGCGGATCCTCTTCGCGAGGCTTTTGCTAGAGCGGGTCTTCCAGGTCACATGATTGATTCGCTAAAGCGAACCGGCTATAAGTTTCCAAGTTGTGTAGTACAAGGTTATCAATTAGAGGGTATGACGATGCGTGAAGCGCTAGTGCATGTAGCGGAATCCAACAAAGTTAAATTTGGCCAAGATTATTACTCTAAGCAAGCCATTGAAAAGGCTCAGAAAGCTTTAGAATATTCAAAGCTTATAGTGTTTACTGATATGAGATTCTTGGTAGAAAACAAAGCAGTACAAGATTTCGCGAAAGCGAATGCTTTGTATATTGAGAGAATCAATATACCGGAAGGTTTGCCAAAAATTGTGGTGATTTAGGGTAGTAGGTTAATGCTCAACGATAGTGGTAATTTAATAAAAGAAAATATTCAAATAACCAAAGAGCTTCTAGATTTTTGTCTAGAGGCTGGATATTTCATTGACCTTAAATCCGGTGATTATTCAACCGAGAATACTCCAATGAAACGAAACGATCCTTATAATAGAGATCTTGTGCTGCCAATTTGGGAAATGTACACCGAAGGGGCAATGTACCCAGGTAAGTATTACAAGATCTTTAAATTTAGAATGACTCAATTCCTAACATCCGCGTTCCAATATTGTGGATTCAAAACTCTTACTCGTCCCGAGTTGCTTGCGTTGTATAAAGGAGATATCAACAACTTGGCTAAAGCAACTTGCCTCTCGAACCACGGAGTAGATAACCCCTCTAAAAGCAAAGAGCTTATGAAAGAAGCTCACCGCAAAATCAAGGAAACTTTCAAAACTGGCGCGCCCCAAGCCAAACGTCGTGAGACATATAAACACAATCACCCAGACGAAAGACTACTTCACATCCAAATCCAAAAATCAAGATATGATAGTGATCGTTACGAGAAGCTCGTAATGTATGAAGACGCCTTGCGGGAAGATCCTAATAACGAAGAGCTTAAGAACGAAGTCCGCGAATTTTTGTATGAGAACTATAGAACCACCCAAGCTCGGGTTAACGCTCAACGCCTCGGAGTTTATAAGAAGCTTTCATCCTCTTATGAAACGAGAGTTCAACAAATCCTAGATTCGCATAACATCCGTTACAAATCTCATTTTAGAAATAAGCACTTCTTAAACGAATCCGGAAATATGTTTGAGTTGGATTTTATGTTGTTAGATTATAACATCGCCATTGAAGTAGATGGGCTTTACTTTCATTCAACAAAATTCAAGGATCCGGAATATCACGTCAATAAGAGATTGAAGTGCGCCGAGAATGGGGTTCATTTAGTGAGCTTTACGAGTAAGGAAATTGACGAAGATTTGGATCTGGTAGAATCCAAAATTTTAGAAGCTATCAAAACACCGCTAGAAGCGGAATTCTTGAATAATCTAAAGCGTGAAGATTTACGCGTAGATGTGATTGAGTTGGAGGATGGTTATTGCTATTATGATTCTGGAACTATTATAAATATCAATAAACACTAAGGATTCTTAACAATGGGTAAAATTTTAGAATTAAAACAGGCTCTGGGACCTGGGGCTCGTGCAAACAAATATCGCTTGCATTTCAATATTCCGAATGCCGTGCCGAAAACGGCAGATATTCAGACGTTTGATACGTTGGCGATTGCTTCCAGCTTTCCAAGCAAGTCTATCGGGATGATCGAGACTTTTAACCAAGGGCGTAAGCTGGTGTTACCCGGAGACACCGCATATCCAAATACGTGGACCGTGGAGCTTTACAATACAGAAGAGCATAATCTGCGAAGAGCACTACTTGAGTGGATGAGAAGTATAGATCATTTTCAAGATAACATGCACTCTGGGATGCCCATCGAGGTTATGACAAATCTGGCTGTAAGCCAATTAGATTCGGCCATGAACGAAACTGTTCGTTATACTTTCCACGGCGTATTCCCTCAAGATATTGCAGAAGTCACGTTAGGTGATGACCAGCAAGATACGATTACAAGAACAACCGTGACGTTTGCGTACACTGACTGGGTTGTAGGCGATGCGGACTTAGATAAGCCATTGCAATATAACACACGAACCGGGAACTTCATCGCCTAATTCGCGTAACGCGAAAATTGCGCGAAGATCGCAAACTTGCGCGAATTGCTTCAAATACTACAAAAACTCCGCAACTGCGGAGTTTTGTTTTATTAAATATTAATGTAATTCAACCAATCCAACAAATCTCGGTAACCGAAACTTAAATGGCTCAAAAACTAGACGTATTCAAAGGCAAAATCACTTCGAAAAGTTCTCCGAAAGAGATCAACAAAACTCTTACGGAGCTTCAGGCGTACCTGGAAAAGTATGAAGAGAAGGATGCTGCAAAAGTCGTCGATGAGCTCAAATCTGGAAGTTCTAAGGGTTCTCACCAAGATAAAATCCTTTCAAAACAGTTCATCAAATTATACTCTAAAAGAACCGAAACCTTAGAGAACATCGCTAAATCTATTAAGAAAATGCAGGAAGATTTGGTAGATGAACAGGATACCAGCATTAAGAAACGCGGAATTATCGGAACCGCAAAATCTAAAGTTGTGGGTGGATTAAAGGCAACCAAAAACGCTATCTCTACTGTCGCAGATAAAGCGAAATCTGGTTTTGATATGCTCGGCGGTCTAATGAGCAAACTTATGGATCTGAAGAATTTACTTCCGATGATTCTGGGTGGCATCACGTCAATGATCGCTGGAGCTCTTTCCGGTATTGCAAGTTTCTTGTTTGGTAAGCTATTCAAAGTAATTGGTTGGATTGGTAAGATTCCGCTTAAGATTGCTGGTTGGCTGATTAAGAAAGTCGGTAAAGTTGGCCTTACAGTAGTCAAAATGGCTTTCAAAGCGGTGAAATTTATTGGTGGGATGATATTCAAAGTAGGATCTAAGATTGCGAAATTCGCGTTGAAAGGTCTTGCAAAGCTTGGAGATATGCTAGGTAATGCGTGGCGCAAAATCAAAGCAAAAGTCAAATCTGCAATAAGTCCAAAATCGAAAGCGGATCCTAAAGCTAAAGTGGATGCTAAGTCCAAGACTGGTAAACAAGCTTCTAATAATACCAAGAACCAAGTTCAAAAAGCCGCGAAATCTAAAGGTAATGAGAAAGGTTGGTTACAAAAAGGTAAGGAAGCGATTGAAAGCGTCAAAAAGAAAATCATCCCATCCTTAGAGAAAACCGGTTCTAAAGGAATCGCAAAAGCGGTTGGTAAAGCGTTAGGTAAAGTGGCCAGCAAAGCATTCCCGATTATCGGTTGGGGGTTGTTAGCTTATGATGCTTATAGTGCTGCGAAGAAATCTGATAGTTTGACTTCTTTCGGGGTAAACTTATTAGACGAAGCTTCCGGTGGTTTGATTAGTATGGCGTTAGGTAATACTGATGGCAAGAGTGCTGGGCAATACATCGAATCTTTAATCGAAGGTGGAATTAGTACAGATGCAAACGCTAACAACACTTCGAATAACTCAAGTTATTCCGCTACTGCGGCGGTTAGCGCGAGTTCGGTAGCCGGTGGGGTTTTGAATTCTCCGCTGATGTCGATGACTAACGGAGCGTTGACGTCTAAAGATTCTTCTGGGGTAACCGTAGGGGAAGTTCAATCGGTGGATAACAAAGGTAATCCTTTAGGTCCAGCTTATGACCAATTCTATAATGAATATCACAATCATAAAAGTTTTAGTTACTACAACGACAAAATTTTAAAAGGGGAAATGACGGTACAAGAAGCGATTAGCGCTTTAGGTTCTCCGGTTTCCCCAATGGTAAATTCTAGCACTACTATTGTTAACCGAAAAACCGAAGAATTGAAAATGGTCAAAGATGCTGCGGTAGCAGAAGCCGTGACTATTTCATCCGCTATGGATAAAACAGTAGTAAGTGGAGTTTCCGGAATGATGACTGGGGTAGCTCAAACAGTAACTAACGTCCATATGAACGTTGGAAATATGGATCCTAATAGAGCTATTACGTTGAACGGTAATAAAGCTCAAGGTGATTACCAAGGTTAGCGAAGCTTAGGAGCAAATATGAATTTTAATTCGATGGATAATATTAATAACAACTTTAATACTTTAAATTCTCGCGTAAACGCGGATAATTTGAATAACGCAAATTTGTATAACCCACAAATACCTCAAAGTTGTTTAACGGTTCGAGATATTCGAATTCTGAGCGATCGCTCAATTTTCGAAGAGTACGATGCTAGACGAAAAACTTATCAATTTAACAAAGATTTTATCAATGATCAAGATTCGATTTCTGGACCCAGCATCATTCCGAATATGATCAAAAATGTATTATGTACCCAGCTAGGATCTTTGAGACATGCTCCAGATTTTGGAGTGAATTTAACTTCGTTCATCTTTGAGCAATTAGATTGGGTGACCATCGTAGCCATCCGAAATCACATCGCAAGCCAATTAGATGTCAATCTTCCACCAGCGGTGGAAATTGAGAATATCGATATCAAAGCGAACGAAGACGGTCAAGCGAATGCTATTGATATTGATATTACATATAACTATACATTAGACGAAGAAGGTCGCTTAGAATATTTCGAAGAGAATTCTGAGGATGGTCCTGGTAAGGATTTGTATACTAAGCGAGTAACGTTTACGTTAGGAGTTGAAGGGTTTACCGGTTTCGGTCACCCAAATAACACTCAATTTAGACGAGCAAGATAGGCAAGATAGGGAGATTTTTTAGATGGGTTTACCTCCAACACCAGCTCCAACACCCGGATTAGGTGGTGTCGCTACTGGTATTGCTACTTCCGCTACTGCGGTAGGGCCAG